GCGTGCTTGACGCGCGTTGTGCGGAGCTCGCCGCCGAGTATCGCGAGGCTGAGTATCCCGTCACCTACAACTATGGCCGCCGCGAGAGGTACTTGTGGGACGGGCGCACCGGCCTGCTGCTCGAGACGATCAAGATCGAAGGCGACACGCCGATCGAGCGCATGGCGCCGGACGGCATCGTCAATACGCCGATCACTGTGATGCCGCCCGCGAAGACTTTCTCGCAGCTCACGGCGGGCAAGGTCTGGGAGCACGATCAGTACGGGATCGTTCAGGTCGTGTCGGTGGATTCGGACTCGGTGACAGTCGAGACGACGGACGCGGACGAGGGGCCCGGTGGTCTCACGATCGGCTGCGTGGACTGGGACGCTCACAACGCATACCCGCGCGAGGTCCCCTCGCTGGAAGTCGGGCAGTGGTGGGTTGTTGACCAGTCCACCGTGCTCATCGAGACGATCGACGACGGCGGAGTGTGCGTGCAGCGCTACCCCGTAGGCGAGGGCGACCCCGACTCCGTGAAGCTGAACAGACTGTGGTTCAGCGCTGAGGGATCCAAGATGCTCGTGCTTGAGATTGGCGAGCGCTACTGGCTCGACAACCACACGGGCCCCGTGGTGACTCTGCAGGGGGCTGAGGTCGACGGGCATTGTCTGTGCTCGCCCAAGGATGGGGAGCAAGAGCAGGTCGAGGTTCGCAGGCTGTATCTCGGGTCGAAGATGATGCCCGAGGTTGAGGTGCCGAAGAAGCGCGCGAAGAAGAACGGCAAGAGCGCGGTGGTGGAGGCCTAACCATGCAGCTTCGCCGATACCAGACTGAGACGATCGAGGAAGTCCGCAAGCACTTCGCCGCGGGCAAAAGAGCCTGCTGCGTCGTGCTCCCCACCGGCGCGGGCAAGACCGTGACCGCTGTGAGTATCGTCCAGTCTGGTTTCGCGAAGGGATCTAAGGTTTGCTGGACGGTGCACAGGGCTGAGCTGATCCGGCAGGCGCGCGATACCCTACTCAAGAATCACGTGCCATGCGGAGTCGTGGCACCTTGGGCGCCTCGCACGTACGAAGCTGTCCAGGTCGCTTCAATTCAGACGCTGATTGCGCGTGACCAGCGCCCGGACGCCGACATCTTCGTCATTGACGAGTGCCACCATATCGTGGCTGACACCTACCTGAAGGTGCGCCAGTCCTATCCTAAGGCGTACACTATCGGACTCACCGCGACCCCTGGACGCTCGGACGGTCGAGGCCTCAAGGATGCATTTGACTGCCTCGTTGCCCGTGTCCAACCCCGCGAACTGATCGCTCTCAACCAGCAGGACCCAACGCAGGGCCTGGTGCCGTGCATCGTCGTCGGTCCGAGCGCACCAGTCGACGATCTCAGCGATTACCCCGTAGACGCCTATCGCAAGGACTGCGCCGGGCGACGTGCGATCGTCTTCGTTTCGAGTGTGAAGTATGCCAGCGAGCTCGCCTCAGCATTCAACTTGGCTGGCATCCCCGCGCGATCAATCGACGGAACCATGGCCGATACTGACAGGGAGCGCATCCTTGCCGACTTTCGCTCGGGGAAGTTGATGGTGCTCACCTCGGTGCAGATTCTCACTGAGGGTTTCGATTGCCCCGAAGTCTCCGCGGTGATCCTTGCCAGCAAGTGCAGCTCGGAGATCGGCTACATCCAGAAGACTGGTCGAGGCCTGCGTCCAGCTCCGTGGGTCGGCAAGCGAGACTGCATCGTGGTGGACCTATTCGGCTCGTCGAAGGCGCTGCAGATTCTCCCCTCATCGGATCGCACCTATTCGCTCGACGGGCAAGCGCTGCGCCGCTCGGACACTGGAGAGATGATCGACCTGCCTCAGTGCCCCCGGTGCGGCATGTTCTTCGAGTGCGGCATGTGGAGTGGGGGAGCATGCCCAAAATGCGGCTGGATTAGGCCACCGAAGCGAGATCCGCGAGTCGTCAAGAAAGAGCGCGAGCAATACGTCGAGGGCAAGCTTCAGACCGATTCGGGCAGGTCCGCGGTCAAGTGGCTACAAGAGCAGCTGCTCAAGCGAGGCGGGCACACGGGCGGCGTGCTGATCGGCTTCTCGAAGGTGTTCCACAGGTTCCCTTTCGGCCCCGAGCGGCGTGAGTCGGGGTTCAATGAGTGCATTGCCCGAGAACGGGCAGAGCGAGAGTCCAGGGCTAAGAGGAGGACGGGCACCTGATGCGCATGAAACTCACCCCCGAGAACCGAATCACGGCGCTGTGCGTCAGTGCCACATCAGACAAGTTGGACTGGTGGCGCAATCCCTCCGGATGCGCACCCATGCCGTCTGGCGTCCAGATGCGATTTGGGCTCGGCGGACTACTCGGCAGTCCAGATTGGATCGCCATCGAGCGCCCCCCATCGAAGCACCCTGGACGCGCGTGGTTCGTGGAGTTCAAGGCGCCTGGCAAAAAGCCCGATCTGCTCCAGATCCACAAGCTAATACTCGCGCGAGACTACTGCCCGCAAGCGTGCAGACACGCCGTCTGCCACGTCGTGCACCAGGAACTCGCCCTCATGAGAGCACGCGCGTCCGGAGCCGTCGCCATGTTCGTCGATTGCGTCGAAGACATCACCCGGGAGCTGTCCAAATGACCACAACAGCCAGTATCACCCTCGAGCACGAAACCACCCTTGAGCGAAAGCAAGGCTCCGCGATACTCGACAACAAGGGGAAGCCTACGCACGTGTCAGTGCCTCTGTGGGGCGCAGCTCTCAAAGTAGCGCCGAATGGGCATCTGGTTCGCGGTCACGTGGTTACTGGCTGGAGGGTGGTGGAGGCATGAAGATCCAAACCCCAGCCGTGCAGATCGTCAACGTCCCCGCCCGTCCAAAGTGGGTTCAACCTGTCGAGCCCAAGGGCGTTCCTACCTACGCGCAGAAGGCTGCGTTCATCGACGAGTTTCTCAAGAAGTGCCCGGAGGTGGGAACGTGATCTTCCTGCTCCAATGTGCGGTTCACACCCTTCGGCGACGCCGGGATCACTTCCACTGGATGCTCGGGCTTTACGCAACAGCGAAGGGCTGGCGACGATGATCAACTCTCTCGTCTACCTCCTATCCCTCATCGCCCGTCGCGACCTGATTCGCCTCTGCGTCCTTTGCGAGTGCGTTGGTCTATCCCTCGACTCCGACGACGTCAGGGAGGCGATCATCGCTCACGGATCAGTCCCCCCAACGGAGCAGCAATGACCCCCACCATGCGCGCCGCTCTGGCCTACAGGTCAATCGGCCTGTCCCCTGTGCTGCTCGAAGGCAAGAAGCCGGTCCTTGACCAGTGGCCACAGGCTGCAGCAACACAGCCCCCCTGCGCGGCGTTCGACCGACCTGGTGTCAACGTCGGGATGCTCTGTGGAGACTGGAGCCATCTCACCGACGAGCCCAGAATTTGGGTTGTTGCGGTCGACGTGGACTCAAAGATATATCAGCACGATCCGGACAAGCACGATCCCGAACTCGCAAAGTTCGCAGGTCTCAGCGGACTCGAAGTGCTTGAGATGATCGAGGCGCACTACGGCGCGCTTCCCTCGACCTGGCTGCAGCTAACTCCTTCCGGTGGCAGGCACTACGTCTACAGGCACCCCGGGCGCCCGGTCATCATCCCCACGCGCTCGGGGGTCTGGCCTGGAATAGATATTCGGGCCGACGCCAACGGCCAAATAGCCGTCTCTCCATCGATTCATCCCAACGGCGGACGCTACACGTGGGAGGCCTCCTGTCGCCCCGGCGAGGCTCCTCTGGCCGATCTCCCCCCTTGGCTTCTGACCAAGCTCCAAACGCGCGCCAAACGCTCCGACGCTGCCACAGGACGCGCTTCCGAGTCCTTTCTGGGGCAATGCTTCCAGGTCGCCGGCTGGCTCGGTCACGACCTACCCGATGGCTCCGCAACCGCGTGCTGCCCTTGGCACCAGGAGCACAGCGCCGACAAGCACGGAAAGATCACGGGCACTGGCGACGACTCCTCGACCGTTATCATGCCCCCCACCAACGGGCGCCCCCTCGGAATCTTCTACTGCCATCACGGACACTGCAGCAAGCGAGGCAACTCCGCAGCACTGCACGCACTACCCACACCCGCCGTCCGCATCGTCGCCACGATGATGCCTGACCTGGTCGAGGTGGCTGTCTCAATCCTCATGAGGAGCTCGGGCCGATGACTGACACCGTGATCCCGTTCGATCAAGCCTGGGAAGCCAAGAAGGCACTTGCGGTCCGGGAAGCAGACGGAGAGCCACCTCCAGGCCTGTTCGACGACGTGCCCGATCCAACGCTCAAGGACCATCCCCTAGCAGGCGTGGCGCACGTCGAATGCGTGAGGCTGACACCGTCGGAGCGCGCACTCAAACTCGGACAAATCATCGTTCGACAGGCCTGCGGGCTCAAGACTCTCGACCTTGCCATGCGCGGAGGGCTTCCAGCTCGCCGGCGAGTATTCTTCGTCGGAGGCGCCGGGTGCTTCAAGTCAGCGACCGTTATCACGCTCTCGGTCAAGCTCATGCTCGCAGGCTGGCACGTCGCAATCATCGCTGCAGACGAGTGCGCGGATGATGTCCTGATTCGGATAGGGCGTACTCTCGGATTCGATCGCGACGCACTCGAGGACGGAAACCATCCGTACCACCTCGAGACCAAACGGAAGCTTTCCGAACTGCTCGCCAGATACAAACTCACGCTCGTTGATGACGGCGACGATCCAGACCCGTCAATCGAAGCAGTTGCCCGTGATTTGGCCGATAGAGCGAACGGAGAGCCGTCGTGTCTCACCGTCGATTCTATCCAGACTGCCCAGTGCATATCTTCCGCTGAGGCCGACTCACCGCGAGCTGCCACCGACGCGAAGATCAAGGCGCTCAAGTACGCGTCCGACGTATGCGGACACCTCGTGCTCGCAACATCGGAAGCTAACCGTTCTTGGACAGCCGCATCAGCCGACAATCGCTCAGCGCCGATCGGTGCTGCCAAAGAGTCGAGCGCCATCGAATATGCAGCGCACGCACAGATCGTGATGGCACCAGTCAAGGGAGAACCCGACCTCGTCGACTGCGTCGTAGCAAAGAACCGAATGGGCAAGCGCGATATCAAGTTCCGGATCGAGTGGGACGCAGGGCCGCACACCATCGCCGAGGTCGACGGCGACGACGAAGCCGCGGACGCCCCCTCGCTCCGAAGACCCCAACGACCGGACAAGAGAGCCGCTACGATGGCTTTGGCGGTCAAGGTCGAAGAGTTCATCAGGACGAACCCAGGGACCTCGGGAAGACGCATCTGCAGCCAGGTGACCGGCACCGATACAAGGATCCTGGCTGCACTCGAGGAACTCGTATCGATGGGGAGGATCGCCCCAACTCCGGGCCCCAATGGTGGCACTGCGTGGAAAGTCACGGATTCGGAGGTGGCAAGTGCCTAGGCATTCGTACCGCTGCGGAGTGCTGCGGAGTGCTGCGGAACTGGTCACGCAGCGATCCAAATTTGCAAAAAACCTCAATGCGTTCCCTCCCGCAGCGGTGGGTCAACACAAAAACATCGGAAAAACAATGTCTAAGCGACTGCTTGCGAGTGCTGCGGGATCCCCCCTTAAGGGGGGTCCCAGCACGCAGCGGTTGCAAGACACGGTATCAATCGTGAACGGAGCAGTGACCATACATCGAACAGAAACGGGCACAGGGTCAAATGAACCCCACCAACGCACCGGCCTCCAGCAACCCAAAGCTGACCGCTCGCTCTCAAACGCCCCAGCCGAGCTGGTAGGTTTTGAAACGTGGCAGCAAAACCAGCCCCCCCAGCGCTCGACAGGGAACGACTCGCGCGAATCATCGTCGATGCGCTCGACATGGGCGACAAGCTCGCCGCTGAGAATGCAGGCGTTTGCGTGCGTTCTGTTGAACGCTATCGCAGCAAGATGGCCGAAGACCCAGAACTTGCGGCACTTGTCGCTGAAAAGAGGAAATCGGCGAACGCTATTTCCGAGGAAGCGTGGCACAAAACCAGGGTGCGGTTCCTTCGCAGCGCGGTCGCAAAGCTCGAGGAGCTCGTCGCTGACGCGAAGCCCACGCAGATCCGCTTGGTCGCAGGCGCGATCAAGATCGTCGGCGAGCTGCACACCGAAGCAATCACGTTCGCTGCAGCGGGGGACGGCCTAGATGAGCGTGATTCGGGTGCTCAACCGGCTGCAAAGCCTCCGTCGAATGCGCAAGGCGCTGATCGAGGAGAGGCAGCGACCCCGGTGCATTGAAGGGCCGGACCTTCGCGGGCTGTCGCTCCCCGAATTCGTCGTAGCGGTCAATCCACAGTATGACAGGCCAGATCACCTGGCGCCGATTGCCGAAGAGCTCGAACGAGCAGAGCAGGGCGACGCAGAAGCCTGCTTCTCTGGACCGCCCCAACACGGCAAATCAGAATTGATATTTGCGGCCATCGCTCGGTTCATGCTCCGGCACCCCGAGCGACGAAACGCCTATGCGTCATATTCCTCGACCATCGCAGAGCGCAAGAGCAGAATCATCCAAGAGTATGCGGTCAAGGCCGGCGTCAAACTCAACCCTACATGCCAGTCCGCCGGATACTGGCGCACGATGCAGGGGGGCTCGCTCATCGCCACCGGCGTTGGCGGACCGCTCACGTCGGAGGGCATCGACGGACTACTCATCATCGACGATCCGCACAAGAACAGGCAGGAGGCCGAGTCACCAGCACGCAGGCAGGTCGTACACGAGTGGCTCACTTCGACGGCTTATTCTCGCAGGCACCCTGGGTCATCGGCGTTCGTGAATCACACCAGGTGGCACGAGGACGATGTGATTGGCCGGCTGACGAGCGGGGACGAGCCGGTCAAGTCCGTGAGCTTGCAGGCAGTCAACGACGCGGGGGATCCATTGTGGCCCGAGAGAAGGCCCCTCGCGTGGCTTGAAAAGATGCGCCGAAGAATCGGCGAGTACGACTGGGAATCGCTTTACCAGAGCAGGCCGAGAAGCAGGGGGGCCAAGGTCTTTCGAGACGCGTTCTTCTACCTCGACAGGCCAACGATGTTTCGCGTCGGCATCGGAGTCGACTGCGCCTACACCGCATCCACGCGAGCGGACAGGAGCGTAGCGATCGTGATGGCGCAGGACCTATCGGTTGTGCATGGCAAGTTCTACCTGCTAAGCGTCTATTCAGAGCAGGTCGAGGCGCCAGCGTTTGCGCAGGTGCTCAAGGGCCTGCAGGTCGCTTGGCCTGGTGCTCCCATGCTTTGGTACGGAGCGGGGCCGGAAAAGGGGATAGCCGATCACTTGTGCGATCTCGGTGTGCCGCTTATCTTCGAGTCGGCGACAACTGACAAGCTTGTTCGGGCCCAGCCGTGCGCGGGTGCGTGGAACCGAGGGGATATCCTGATCCCAGGTTCGGACGAGGATCGCGGGATGCTGACGCCAGCGTGGGTTCCAGACTTCATGCGCGTCGTACTCGGATTCACCGGAGTCAAGGACGCTCGAGACGACGAGATCGACGCGATGGCAGCGGCGTACGATCTGTTGATCGCGGGGGTTGGGAGCACACTGACTGGAGCTCGCGGCGAGCGGAAGGCAGCAAACACGGGAGGATTCTGATGGATATCGCATGGCAAACAGGCATCTGCGAAGTGTGGGTGATTGACGGCGTCACAGCATGGCTAGCTAGACCAATAGGGCAGCTACAAGCTCGTCCACAACAGGATGCGCCTAGGATGGTCTTCGGAGCGCGCACTGTCTGCCCCCGCGAGAGCGAAACGCCGGAACGAGCGGGTATAAACCACACATGGCAGGCATCGTAGTTCGGAGCACATCTGACGGGCAGACATGGGTCGATGCGCGCACCTTGCAAGAGCACGTTTTCGGGGGCGGAGAAGTCCCAGACACAGACCAATTTTATCGTAAATACTACGGTAGGAACCTGACGCCCGCCACGATCGAGCACGTCATCCAGGAGGCCAATGCAGGCTACATGAGATCGCTCAGCGACCTGGAGTCTGAGACGGTCGGCATCGACGGGCACCTATTCAACGCGGTCGGCAAGCGATTCCCCGCACTGGCCTCGGTCGACTACGACGTCACGCCCGCGACCGGTCCAGGGATCGATCCAGCCAAGGCCCAGCAGTGCGCAGAACTGGTGCGCCAGGGGTTCTCGCAGATCCCAAACCTGCGACAGGCGATCGTTGACCTCACATGGGGGCACTTCCACGGTCGATCGTCAGTCGAGAAGCAATGGATCTACAAGCCTGCTTCAGCGCTGAAGTGGTCGATCACCGAGCTGAATTGGATCCATCCTCGTCGTCTCAGCTTCGGTCCAGAGCGCGAACTTCGGCTGAACGATTCGATGTTCCAGCGCGGATACTTCGAGGCCTCAGGGTTCGACCTTCGATCGGTCCCTTTCAAGTGGATTCAATTCACTCCTCGCCTTCGAAACGAGTATCCAGAGCGCGAGGGCATCGGGCCGATCTGCCTTTACTGGGCTTACTTCAAGCGCTTCTCGACGCGCGAACGCCTGATCCTCATGGAGGTATTTGGTAAGCCCTGGCGGATCGTCGAGGTCGAAAAGGACGCCAAGGGCATCGGAGCCGAGCAGCTCGACCGCGCGCAGGACACCGCCGACAAGCTCGGATCGAACGCCTCCGCGCAGATGCCGCCGGGTATTCATCTCAAGGTCGAGCAGCCCGGACGGGGCGCTGGCGAAGTGCACGCCGACGTGGTCGAGCAGGCCAACGATGAGATCTCCAAGATCGTCAACGGGCAGACCCGAACGAGCGCCGCGAAGAGCGGGGCGGGGCTGAACTCATCCGCGGACGACGTGGCTGCGTCCGAGCAGGATCAGATCCTCGGGGCAGACGGATGGCGGCTGTCGTCGGTACTGACCGAGCAGCTCGCGCGAGACTTCGTCGTTCTCAACCGGGGCCCCGAGTGGGCCGCGTACACGCCGAGCATCCTGCTCCGCACGCAGCGGCAAGTATCGCGCAAGGAGCAAATCGACAACACGACCAAGGCCCTCGCGATAGGAGTGCCGCTCAAGCTCGACGAGGTCTACGAGCGCACGGGGTTCGAGAAGCCTGCGAAGGACGACGCGACGGTGCAGCTCGTCAACGCTGGCGATCGCGACGCGTTTGGAAACGCTACATCGGTGACGAAGACCGTCATCATCGACCCGACCAAGCCCCCACCGGTGCCACCGAAGCCAGCGCAAGGCACCCCGCCTGTTACCCCCCCTGGTGCGCCTCCGGCAGCTCCGCAAGCGCCGAAACCTCCAGAGCCACCCGCGTCCAACGTCACCGCATCCACCGACACGATGCCCGAGCCGACGCCCGCAGAGCTACTTGCCGCGAAGCTGACCGAGTCTGGCGTTGACAGGTGCGAGCACGGAAGCTCGAACCGATGCCGATTGTGCGGCGTCGAGCGCGTGCGCGACTTCGAGATTGTCGACGGAGAAACGGTGTGGAAGGTCGCTTGGAAGGCGATCGATCCTACCCCCGCGAGCGCGACGACATCGATGTCGATCACAGGCGGAGAACTTGTCCTCGCTAGGCACCTACGCGAGTCGATTCGATCGATAGCCGCGCATGGCGATTTGGTCTGCAAAGCTCGTCAACCAGACTCGCAGAACGGCACCCCCGAGGCCTTGATCGATCGAGGCGTTCGAGACACCGCGCGGGAGACCTCCAGGTGGGGAGTCGCGCTGGTCGACGCGACCGAAGGGCTCGACACGGCAGGGGCAATCTTCGAGGCGCTCAACCGGGCCGCGGCTCGCCTGCCCCTCGCCACGTTCGCACGCACAGCCGAGCGCAAGATCCTTCACGGGTTGATGCTCGGGGCTCTCGACTCAATGTGGGAGCGCGAGAACGAGGAGCTTATTCCACTCGAGTCGTTCTCCCAGGTGCGCGACCTGGTGCTGATGGTCGGCGAGCAGCAGCCGCTTCCGTTCGCCGAGCAGCCGTTCGATCGGGCCGTGAGACTCTTCCGCGCGAAGACGGTGCTCCCCCGCGACACGTTCGAGCAGCTCTCTGGAGCGGCCAAGCGCAGGGCCTTTACCGTGGCGCGGCTTGCGCGTCAGGACCTGCTAGCCACAACGCACGCCGAGCTCGCCCGGATGATCCAGAGCGGGGAGAATGCGATGGTGACCGGCGAGGGTCCCAGCCTGGGAGAGTTCAAGAAGTTCGCAGCGGCAAGGTTGGAATCGGCGGGGTGGGTGCCGGCGAATCCGAGTCACGTCGAGACGATCTATCGCACGAACGTCATGGGCGCGTATTCCGACGGCCGAAAGGCTGAGATGGTTCAGCCTGATGTACTTGCAGCCCGGCCGATATGGCAGGCGCGCGGCGTCGGAGACTCGCGCACCAGGCCGGCCCATAAAGCTGCACACGGTCTGTGCTTCGCTGCAGGCGATGCGTCATGGCCAGGCACACCATGGGGGTACAATTGCCGTTGCAGGATCATCAGCCGATCGCAGCGGTGGCTTGCAGCTTCGGCCAAGGCCTTGAGCGCATGCCCTCCTGGAATCCCCGACGATGGCTTCGATTCCTCAGAGGGAAGCCTCCTCAGCGACATGGCGGCCGAATAAGACCGCGCCCGCCGTATCTTCCGGCCCATGCGTACCGGAACGATCGCCTCCCTGGAAACCTCCCCGCTTCTTCCCACCGAGGATTGCTTGCTCGAGGTGAGCAACCCATCGGCAACTTCGATCGCGTCGTTCAAGGGCGGCGCTCCGAACATGAAAGCGACGCTTGGCTTCATGAACGGGCTGACGACGCTCGTGCACGGCTCCGGCTTGTTCCTGTGTGGCGGCGTCGATTGGACCCCGACCGCGGGCTGCACCATCACGCTGGTGTTCAATCCACTGTCGGGTATCTGGTGCGAGATCGGAAGGTCGCTCCCCGGTAACGCTCCGAATCTGCAGGACAGTGTCCAGGCAGCATCGACCGGCGCTTCTGCAGCCTCGCACACCACGGGGCTCACGGTGGACTCGGCCACGCAACACCGGCTGTTTTGCGCCGCGAAGTCGCTTCCCGCGAAGGGCGTTTCGATGCATGCGCAGGACGCAGGCGGCGCGGTTCTCGCCCTGCTCAACTTCACCAACCAGCTTCCCAGACGGACCATGAATATCGCGCGCAGCGACGCCGGACCCGCGTCGGTGGATTACACCTGTACGTACAAGGATCCCGCTGGCACGCTCGTTCAGGTCACGCTGGCAGTTCCGAAGAATGGCAACGCGACAACGCCCGTTGCAGGGGAGTGGACGAACGTCGTCACGCTCGTTGACCCGGTGAGCACCAGCGACTTTGTGACCGGCGATGGTTTCAGCGTTGGGGAGGCAATCCAGGCGGCGAGTACTCCCGTCCTGAGCTGCAACGGAGTCGTCGAGAACGCTGTGTCCGTGGAACTCCCCAGTGGAACTATCGTCCCGACGACTGCACCGGACGGCGCGAAGGGGTTCGCCGTGGCCTACGCGGTAACCAACGCGCACCCGGTTACCGACGCCGGTCACGTCCACGCGCTCACCGACCCGGGCCATACCCACGCGCTCGCGTAGCCTCGCTCAAATACCCCAGCTCCAAGCCTATCGTCCCCTCGATGAAGCATAAGAAGCTGCTCGCGGGGTTGATGTTCGGTGCTGGAACTCCTGCCCCCACGACGGCGATTGAGGAAGGCAAGCCGATCTGGATTCAGATCGCTACCGAAGGCATTTACAAGGGCCACCCTTCGAGCCCGGACGGCGCAACGTTCTCGCGCGATTTCTTCGATAAGCTGATCGCGAACTTCCACCGCGATCCGTCCTACAAGGCCGGGCCCGATGGCATCGGCATGACCCACGTTTTGCCGACAGACTATGAGCATGCGAGCGAGCTCGACCCAACCACTGGATCTATCCCGCAGACCGGCGCTCCTTCCCCCTCGTGGGTGCAGGAGCTGCAGGTGCGAGACGGCGCGGACGGCAAGGCCGAGCTTTGGGCGCTGACCGACGTTACCGCGCCGACACTGCGAAACCAGCTGAACAGCCATGAATATCGATGGACGTCCATTGCGGTGTGGCCTGACGCGATCGATCCCGTAAGTGGCGAGCACGTTGGACCCGTCTGCACCTCCTTTGCCTACACGAATCATCCGTTTATCCAAGGCATGCACCCAATCGCAGCGAGCGCTTGGGTCTCTCGCGCCGAGTCCCCCGAGGAAGCCCTCGTCGGCATGCGCGATGTGTTCGGGCTGCCCTCGGAGTCGACGCTCGAGCAGGTCGTAGCCGAGCTGAATCTATTCGGCGAGATGCTCGAGGCTGACACGCTCACGCAGTCGGTGCGCGACATGGATCTCGTATCGAGGATCCGATCGCTGCTCGGCCTGCGCGTCCTGTCGACGAACGAAGAGGTTCTCGAAGCTGCGCGTCAAATGCTTTGCCCGGTCGGATACACCGAAGAGGTCAACTCAACTGGAGACCCGAACATGTCCTTGAACGCCAAGCTCGCCGCGACCCTGAAGTGCCGAGACACCGACGAATCGATCCTGATGGCCGCGGAAACGACCGCTTCAGCGGCATCGTCCAGCACCGACGCGCTCAAGCAACTGCAGGACATGTTCGGTGCCAAAGACTTCCAGGGCTTGCTCAAGGCAGCGGCCGAGCAGATCGCCATGGCCGACAAGGTCAAGGGGCTGGTCGAAGCACTGCAGGCAGCCAACCAGGGCATGGGCCAAATGGACGAGGCGCAGGCCGCGGCCGAGGCTGACGCCGTTGTGGCGACGATCACGGCCGACAAGACGATCGCCTCGCGCATCCGCCCCGGAATCTTCTCGCAGCGCAAGGCATGCCTCACAGAGGTAGAACTTTGCGGCGTCAAGATCGTCCGGGTGGACGATGCCAAGCTCAAGGCCTTCCGAGAGACCTATCCGCTTCCTCCGGCTGATCTCGCCCTGCTCACCCAGCGCATCTTTGCGGCTCCCGGCGGCGCGCAGATGACCATGACGGCAGACTCGCAGGGGCGGCTGTCGCAGGGCGCCGTAACCGATCCGCAGCGCGGTGCGGCCGACCCGAACGACCGGATCTCGAAGGTCAAGAACTGCGCAGGACGCAACAACACCGAGCGCGCGATGGCGCTGCTCTGTGCGGAGCGCCCTGCTTTCAAGGCAATGGATCGCCTCGACCAGGTAGAGACCGCGAGCAAGTGGCTGCGCGGGCAGATC